CGCAGCAGCGATCGCAACCATGTCCAGATCAGCCATTGTCCAGCTCCGAGGCGGCGGGAGTTACCCGGCGCGCTTCGGACTGGCGGGATGCCGATCGGCTAGCGCGTCAGGTCGCGCGCTTCTTTGCGACGATGGCGTTGTAGTCCTCGAGGATGGCAGCCTCGAGCTCGGCTTGAGTCTTGGGACTCTTGCGTTGCCCGGAGCCAACGGAGGACGCAGCACCATTCGTCACGGTGGGCGCGCTCTTGGCCGTTGCTCCGCTGGCCGCTGAACCGACTGATCCACTGACTGCCGCGACTGCCGCGACTGCCGCGCTAGATCCAAAGCGCTGGACAAACTTGTTGTACCGCTCTTTGTTCTGTGCTTCCAGGAAATTCGCAAGGCCCTCGTCGGTGACCCCTACGCCACCCGAGCGAATCGCCTCGTTGTGGATGCGAATCACCTCTGGATCTCGCATCAGAGCCTTGGTTTCCTCGAGCAATTGACGCGGTGTGTAGAGCGCCGTCAGCGCCGGGTACTTCTCCTCGTTCTTCTGGACGAAGTCCACGTATTGGCGCTCCACCTGCGCAGCCTGAGCGGCCTGCTCGCGCTCGGCCATCTCGCGCTTGAACGCGTCGATCTTGGCCTGCGCAATGGCCTCGGCTTCGGCCTTGAGCTTCGCAAGCACGCGTTCGGGAGAGCCTTCCTCCATCACTTCGCGCGCGAGCTTCTGCGGCGTCATGCCGAGCTTCTCGAGCTCGGCCAACGCGTGCGCAGGGTCTTGGAACCGCTTGGCCTGCTCCTCGAGCGCTTCCGCCCGCTTGATATCCGCTGCGCGCTGCGCCTCGAGTTGCGCCGCGCGCGCGTTCGCAGCTTGGAGCTCGAGCTTCGCGCGCCGCTCCGCAGCCTTGGTGCGCGCCAGGTCATCGAGGTACGCGTGCTTTGCCTTCTGCGCTTCCGCGGCCTGCTCTTCGGGAGTCGGCGGCTTCGCCTCGGCGGGCTTGCCATCTACCCCCGCCGCGGGCGCCGCGGCAGCGGGTGCTGGCACCGCAGGCGCTGCGGGCGCAGACTCGGCGGTCTTGACGTTGGGCGGAAGCTCAGAGACGTGGACGTTATCGGTCATGCAAACCCCTCAGGCTCATGCCGCCATGGGCGGCATCTAGGGTGACGGTGCGCCGGGCGGCATCGGGCCACCTGGCATCGGCGGACCACTGGGTGCCATCGGCGCGGGTGCGCCTGGAACGGGCGGACTCGGCGAACCGACAGGCGGACTGCCTGCGGCGGGCGGCGGATTCGCGAGGTCGACGGCGCTCTGGATCCACTCGCGCAACATCTGGAGCTTGTCCTCCGGCGCCCCCTTGATCTCCGCGAGCAGCTCTTGCATCTGGGCGATCTTGATCGACTGCTGCAAGTTCATGAACGGACGCGGCAGGATCATCTTGCCCTTGCGCAGGATGCTCGAGATGCACTTCATCGTGAGGTTGAAGCTCGCGTACTTCATGTTCCACTCGCTATCCAGGTCCGGGTAGTCGAGCAGACGCGGCGCATCCTCGGGGCTCACGACGCCGCTGTTTACGAGCTGCTCTACCTGCGCGATGCGCTCGGCCGGGTCCTTCGACAGCTTGTTCGTCGGATACATCTGGAGCACGGCCTCATTCGAGTCGAGGTCCGTGTCGAGGAACTTCACTGGCTCCATCGCGTCCTTGGAGACGCTGCGCACGCTGAACTCGGGGTACGTCTCGCTGATCTCCCGCGCCAGGTCGATCACGTGCTCGGCCACGTGGAGCACGAGGTCCTGATACGCGTGGCTCGCGACGCCGAACCGCTCGGATGCGAGGTCCGCAAACGTATCGAGCGCCTTGCCCGAGTTGAGACCTGCTGGCTTCTGCGACGAGGCTTGAAGCTGCGAGATGCCGCAAATCTCGAACGCGCGCGCGTAGAGCCGGTCGAGATGCTGGTAGAAGTCCGCCGAGAGAAGCTGCGACGGTGAGTAGACCTGCGGCGCGGTGCCCGTGTAGCGCACGATGCTGATGTCGTTGTCGATGGTTCCCGTCGAGACCTTGGAGCTCGCCTCCACCATCCACTTGCCCGAAGCGAGCAGCCGAATATGCTGCTGCGCCTTCTGGAGCATCGTATTGATCTCCACCTGGATGCCGAACAGCTCCTCCGCGAGACCGATGCCATAGAAGCCCGTGGGCGCCTTGTTGCGCCGGTAGAACACGAACGGGAACACGTCGCGCTCGTACTCGCCGCAATAGAGCCGCTTGCCGGGGATGCCGATGTAGTAACGCCCGTCCTCGGCCTTCTTCCCGCTCTTCAAGTGCCAGCACATGTACACGCTGACCATGTCGCTCGTGTTATCCGCGAAGTGCGGGAAAGGCTCCTCCTCGAGACTTGCCCGCTCGATGTCCTCCGCTGCCTCGGGGAACATCTCCTTGAGCACGAGCTTGTCGACGTACTTCTTCTGGATCGCGCCACGCGGGTCTCCGTACTGCGCATCCTGCTCATCGACGCCGAACTCCCACACGGGAGTGCGCTCGCACTCGATGGTCTGGTCGTCGTCCTTCCCGTCGATGTAGAGCTTCAGGATGCCCGTGCCGAAGATGGCGCTGTCAAGCACGATGTCAGGCAGCATCTCGTACAGGTGCATCTCGTAGAACTGCCCGTCTACGAACTTCTCCAAGTCCTTCGCCCGCTCTTGCAGGTCCCAATCCCCGCCCGACGTGAGGAACGTACACTTTGGCCGCTCGAGCGTGAGCTTCGACGTGAACGCATCGCAGCACGACTTGACCACATTGAGCGCCAGGCGCTGCGAGATGGGCTGCGCGCTCTGGTTCTTGTCCTTGCCGCCCCAGCCCTGGATCGCCGCGTTGCTGTACAGCCGCAGGTACCTGAGGTACGCCTCACGTCTCCACTGCTGTTGCTTGAACACGCGGTGAACGAGGTCATCGACCATGCCGGCCTGACGAGCTTCGTTGCTGTCGTAGAGCCACCAGCGCGCGTCCTTGTCCCCCTCCGCGTCTCGCGCAGACTCGCGGCGGTTTGTCGCTCCGGGCCCCTGATAGGCGAGGTCTTTGGTGCTCATTGCATCCCCTGTTCTACTTCGGCGAGGTCAAGTCGTTCACGGATGCGCACCAAGGTCTCGTCAATCAGTGGCTCGCCAGCGATGGCGCGCGCAATCGTTTCCCATGACAGTTGCTTCTGCGGTTCCCCGTCTCGTAGCGCGGTCACGTTATGAAACAGTAAGCGAGCGAGCCTTACGCGTTCCGCAATCGTGAGCACCTGGCATCCCTTCCTCGGGGTTTTCCGTTGGTAGTTAGGCATCTCGGGTGCTCATGCTGACGCGTATGGTAGCTGATCTAGCTCGTCCTGTAGCCGTTTCTTGAGCGCCTCCTCTTCCTCAGGCGTCATCGGCACGACGGGCGGAGGCGGCTCGGGCCCGAGCGTCGCTGCCCTGAGCGTCCCGTCCGCGTTCCATTCCGCGGCCACGACGCCACGCGCGCGCATCCACGCAACTTGCTCGTCCCACTGCTCGTTGGGGTTCAGTCCCATGGGTTCCGTTCCTCCTCTTCGCGCAGACGCCGCGCACCTGCTCGTCACGCGCTTCGCGCATCGCGATCTCTTCGGCCGCGTACCACTCCGGCGTTCCGTACGCCGGTTCTGTAGCCTTGGGTCGCTCCACGTAGCTGAACGACTCGCGCCAGCCGTACAGAGCAGCGTCGGACGCGTGGTTGTCGAAGCCGGGCACCTCCATGCCCGTCTTCGGGTCCTTCGGTAGCGTGCTCCACTGATGCACGAGGTCTGCGCATGCGGGACGCACGACCTTGATGGTCCCGGCCTTGAGCGCACCGTTGAGTAGCCGGATGTAACCCAATTTGTCGTTCTTCTGCGCCGGGACCACGGGGATGCCGAACCTGCGCCGCATCTCCTCGCTGTACGACTTGCCGAGCCCTCCCACGTCACCGACCACGCGGTGCGGAGCTCGCACGCGCGAGACGCTCTCCGTTTCGTTCGCCGCTTCCTCGCTCAGTCCCTTGAACTGGTACGCACGGAGAATGTACGTCGTCGGGTCGTTCTCTCGCCAGCCGACCTCCGCGAGCGCGTTCCAGCTCGCCGTCCCGAAGTCCAGCGCGATGACCGTCGACGTCAGTCCCGCAGGCTCCGCTTCGATGCAATGGATCTGCGCGTTGAACTCGGGGAACAAGAGGCCGCTCGCGTCCTGTACCCACTCGCCTTCTTCCAACTGCTTGCGCGTCACGCTGTCGAGCTGCGCCAGGCTTGCACGGTACCCCTCGGCATCAAGGTGCGGGTTGTCCGCCAGCTTCGCCGG